AAGAACATAAGCCTTAGACGCAGTAACCAAGCTATGAGGAACAACTGGAATACCCATCATTCTGATGTTACCTTGAGCATCAATTGTGATACCACCAGGAACAGAGTAAGAACCACCAGAAGGAACCGTCTTTAGGACGTTTGCCCAACCGGCGTGCGTTGTCAAGATAAGGTTTGCGTTCCAGTTTGCAGAACCCAATTGAGCAACATAATCTACAAACTTCTCGGCAGTGTTAGCACCACTAGATACACCAGCAGTTGCGCTAGACGCCAAGTCATTCAAGTAATATGTATCTTCTGCTCTTTGGAAATCTTCGATCAAAGATTGCTGCAAATATGCGTTCAAGAAAGGAAGATCATCAACCATTTGGCGAGATACCTTTACATAACCAGCGATGAATTGCAACACTTTGTTTACAACTGTTACATCGTAATCCAATTGTGCTTTACCAGAACCTTCAGTTTGCTTACCGAAAGAACCTTCACCAACTGGTGAGTTACCTCTTGGGAAAGATACTGAACCAGTTGAAACTGGGATGATGTTGAATACACTTCTCAAGTGTGGGTTTACGAAAGCACGAAGTGCTGGAGAGTTGATGTAAGAAACATAAGGATTACCAGTAAGGTTAGAAGCCTCTGTCATTACACCTACGGTTTTAAGATCCAACTCGAAGTTGAAACCTTTACCATTTGATCTAACTGCTTCTTTGATTGAATCGTAACCTTTTACGATTGCATCACCGATTGCAGATTTGATCTCATTGATGTGATCATTGTAAGATTGTGCAACTTTCTTAGATTCAGTAGCACCAATTTTACCAAATGCAGATTTAGCAGCAAGAACTTCTTCTCTTGCTTCCATGATTGTCTTGTTGTTTTTTGCGAGTTGCTCGTTGATCTCTTCAACCTTGCTTTCGAAAGCCTTAGCAGCTTTCTCGGTAGCAGCAGCAACTTCAGCTTTCTGCTCGGCCATTTTAGCCTCAAGAGCAGCTTCGAATGATTTAATGTCGCTCATTTTGTTAAATTAAAATTTGTTTATAATATTTATTAAAGACTCAACTGGAACCTCTTCTTCTTTTTGCTGCAAAGGTGTCTCATCAACTGCCTTTGTGCTACTCATTCTTTCGATCAGTTCTGCGAGTTGTTTCACTTTTAACATACACAAATCTATTGTTTCATCCGTTACATCACTATTGCGGATAAATTTCTCAAAAGATTTGATTTGATCTTGTATTTGTTCAATGTTATTCATATTCTTCATGCCTAATAATGGAGTTGCTTCATTTGCTCCCCATGCGGTAAGGCTTGAACCTTCAAAAAGCATTACCTCATGGATTTGGTTTGCATCTCCACTTTTTTGCTCTCTTAATGTTTTAAAGCCGATTGAGTGTTCAGCAATAAGCCCACTCTCAATCATCTTAATATAATCTTGACCAAGATTGTGTTTACCAATCTTGCTCTCATAATAAAGTCCGTACTCATCCTCTTTTAACACTTGTATTTTACCAAGTGGCTTAGATGGGTCATGGTTAAGTAGATGCTTAATTCTTCCTTTCCCCTCTGGTCCCCAATCTTGGATTGAGCGTTTAAATGCGCCTGGCATCATTATATCGCCATCGCTATCAACGTTACCAAATGCGGAGAAATATCCAGTTACTACTCCTTGCTTTGTATCAACATCTTTAACCTCTAGGTTAAATGATTTGTAATTGTATATCATGCTTTTTCTATTGTCTATTTGCTCTAATTTACGAATTGCCCAATTAATGCCCGCATCACCTCCCCAAGCGTCCCACATTAACCCTCCGCAACCCTCTTCATAAGGAACATCTTTATATTGTTGATGTCTTTTAAATGATGCCATTCTTGCAATTGTATCGCGTGATAATTTCTCACGATTTGCAAGTTGACTAGCTCTTGTCCAACCTACTGGAGTACCACAATCGCTACCATTCTCCTCTTTCCATTTAATTGCTCTTTTAGCATTGTTAGTAGCTGCCTCTGGGTAATCGTTATAAGTCTCTTCTTTTAACTCCAAACTTTTCTCTCCCTCTTGCGCCAAATAAGCCGCATAGGCACGCTCCGCGTTATCACGCGAAGTGTATATGCACTCACCTTCTCCGATTCTATATTTGCCGTTTGAACAAGCGTATATTGGCATAGTTTATCTTTTCATTATTAATCTTCCGTTCTCATCTCTTCTCGGCACAAAACCAACCGTACATCGACAATTGATCGTGAAGCCTGCTGGAGCATTTGGATCGCCAGGTTGTGCAGCTAGAACTGTATCACCTTTTTTACCAGTGGATGTGAACGGCTCATTAAAAGGAACTGTTGCACCATCCATGTGAAAATGATCGTAAGAGTTTCTTGGAATCCTACGAGTTCTAATATCACGACTAGCTATCCAAACCTTATCTACTTCAAAGTTATGCAATTTTGCGCCTTCCATTGCGGCATAGTTACTTGCACGCATGACCTCCGTTCTTGCTATTCTTCTTGCTCTCATCATTGCATATCCTAACTCATCACTTTGTACGATTTGACGACTTATCTCATCTATACCAAGTCCCTCTGCAACTCCTTTATTAATGATGGCTAGTAATTGCTTTTTTGTTGTTTGCGTTATGTCTGCTACAAGCATAAAGCCATACTGCGCCAAAAATTGCATGATCGTACTCACAAAGTCATTATTGAGTCCAAATGGATCTGCTGCTTTTTGACTCATGTTTCTTACTGCTCTAAATGATGCGTTACCAAATAATACTGCTGCCTCTCTATAAAGCTGCATCATTATTTTCATCATCTCATCATTCCAAGCATAAGCACCCATAAGTGTTTGTGCAGCACCCGTACCATAAAGCCTCACATCACTAGCTACTTTCTCTAGGTCTTTGCTAATTGCCTTCTGAAATAAAGAACTATATTTTGCATCGAGTTGCCTACGAAGCCTCTCAAACTTCACCCAATATTCGCTTCTTTGCTTCGCGTTCATCGATGCACTTTTGTTTATATGCTATCCTCAATGATGTCATCATCCTCTTCTCTACTGCGCATTGTTGCTCGCTCTTCAGCTTGGGATATTTCATCATCGTTTGTTGATGAATCTCCTCTTCGGTAGTTTGCGATGTTATCCATGTCAGATCCCATGTCATCTTCTTCTTCGCTTGGTGGTATTGTTAAGTCCATCACCGCTTGCTCAATAGGAATTAAGCCGCTATTGATATAAGCATACTCAAATGCCCCTTCTCTCTCTTGGTAGTTCATTGCTACGCGCTTTTCATCCATTGTCAACCAGTTTGCATCGCGAAGTGAACGAACCATTCTCTCCATGTCTTGCTGCATCTCTGGTAACGCCGTAATGTCGAAGTCAATAAAATAATCTTCACCATATCTAGGCACGAGAAATTTATTTAATTCATCACGGAGCTGACAACACATTGGAATAATTGTGTTGGTAATAAGATCACGCATTGCGTTTTGATAGTTGTTGTATGATGATGTATCAACATCAAACAAAACTGCTGGAAGGCCAAACACCCTACACCACTGGTGCATTGACATACGAAGTGTGTTTACTAGCTCCATGTCAACACTAGATAGACCAAAGTTTAAATAGTCCCATGGTGTTTGCAGTACTGCAACTCTTCCCTTATTATCTATGCCGTTTAGATTCTCATTAACGGCTCTTTTTATATCATTTGCTTGCTCAATTGTAAATGATGGCACGATGCTACCAAGTGGCTTTGGAGTAATTGCTCCTTTCGCTCCTCCATTGCCAGTCATTGTTGCACTTGCATCCGCAGCATTGTTACTCATGCGAAGCGTTTTATAAGCTGCACGAAGTGGAGATAGTCCACGAAGATGCGTTCTGCGTGTTGCATCGAAGTCTGGATTCCAACTACGCCACATCATCACTTGCTCTTTAGGTAGATCAACACCAGCACCAATTTGCAACTTATATCCCGCAATTGCATACACATCTTTTGGGTCGGGATAAATCTCTAGGAACTGCGTTGGTAAAATATTAAGCTCACTAAATGTGCCACCCATCTTACCATCATTGCCATAAATATTTCCCTCACCACTTAGGTATCTATATCCAAAAAGATTCTCGAAGAACTGATCTTGCGATTGATAAGAGTTAGGTTGCTCAAGAAGTCTTGCTAATGGCGTTCCCATCACAATATTCTCGCTATATGCGTTTTTACGCGCAATGATAGCTTGCTCGTATGCACCTCTATGTTGTACACCTTTTACAAGTTGCTTATATCGCATTAAGTTTGTGCGAGCCTTCTCACCTGGGTTTAGTTTATAAACATACCAAGGAATTGATGCACTCTTGCGTGCTAAAAAGCTCACAATAGAATAAACATCTGCATTACCAAGATAACCTTGGTTTACATACTCTATCCCAGTATAATCTTGTATTACCGAACTATTGATGCCGACCATTTGCACTGCGCTAGTCGGATAAGGATTGATGCCCTTCTTTTTGAATAAATCAAATAATCCCATGTTGTTATATTGCTCCCCAAGTTACACTTGGGATTGTTAATTTAGAATATATTGCATATCTCATCGCATCACTAATGTGGTCATTAAACTTAACTGGTTGATCAAGTTTATTACCATTCCTATCCGTTTTCCAACGATAGTTTTTTATCTCCTTTAGTAAATTTACGGAATCTTGATGAATGTATAGTGGAGTTGCCTTAACGGAACGTATTCCCTCAAGTACATCCTTATTAGCTGGCTTCGCATTTAGTCCTTGTCTTACCAACTCTTCAATTGTTTTTGGCTCTGCGGCATCGCAATAAATTTCATCAAACTTATCTATGCCCAAAGCTACAATTTTTTCTACTAAGTCATTTGTAGTGAGTTTCGTTTCGTATATCAACTCTTGTACATACGCCGCATTTTCATAAAACACAACTTTCACAAGTGCGCTTGGTACGTTGAATCCAAAGTCTAAGCCATACACCGTTTCACCTTCTGGCATTGTTTCAGTTGTTCTGTAATGTGTGTATATTAGGTCTTGGCTCAAGCCTCTTTCACCAAGTCCGTATATTTGCCAATAGTTAGGGTCGGCATCTTTCAAACGCTCTAATTCGTCAACCAGTTCTTTTGGTAGGAAAGGATTGTCTTTAAAAGTAGTAATATAAAAATCGGCATCGTCTCTTGGAATCACATCATCGTAAATCCATGAGGAGATGTCCGATGGGTTATAGTCAATCACTATCTTGCCTTCGGTACGCATGATTAATTGCATCCATGCTTCGTATGAAAGTTCGTTTGCCTCATTACAAAATAAATAGGTTCTAGCCCTACCTCGAATCTTTTGTGGTTGATCAGCACTAACAAACTCGACCACGTTACCGTTAAGCTGATATATTTGCTCCGTTTTGTTATGATTATCCTCCGAATATATTCCTAAGCGTGAAAGTATGTCCACAAAGTCGCGTAGGACTGAACCCTTTATACTTGGAAGAGATTGCCTTACTATCGTTAATGTCTTGCCATTCTCTTGAAGTAGTTTTACAATAAACCAAATAAGGATATTGTAAGTTTTACCAGATCTGGAACCTCCTTGCATGACCGTAATGCGCTTTTTTGAGTCTTGCAATATTTCAAAGATCTTATTAGTCTGAAGTTTAGCATCCATAGTTTTAGTGATTTTCTAAAAATTTAGTATTAGTGTTTGGGTTGAAAAAGTAGGTATAAAAGTGGGGTCATTAGTGTATGTGGTTTTTATCTAGACAAGTGTTTTAGTGGTGTCAAAAATCTGATTTGCCCCCGATATGTCAAATTTGTGTTTTCTTTAAGTTCCCCCCGTTAGTGTAGACGATTTTGTCGTCTTGTCATGCCCCAAACATTAAACAAAATACCTTTTACATTATAACTAGTATTATGTTAAATAGAAAAGGTTAAACAGATTGTCAGTTTGTCGCGCTTTCCAGTATTTCAACATTCGGCTTAATAACCTCAATTTGCACCTGGTTCAATTGTCCCTCGATCTTGCTTTCGATCTTCTGTGTTGGTAGACCAATAAAGTACTGCATGTACAGTTGAATAGCACGGCTATCGCCTTGAGCTATCTTCTCATGCAATACACGGAAAGCAGTCTCGGCCATTGGTTCGAGGCGTGCAATTATTTCCTCCTCTTCCATTCTACGTTTCCGTCCTGAATTGGGGCGCCATCCTCCATGCTTCTGCACTGGTTTACCAGTTTTTCGACTGATCTTTACTTGTCCGTCCTTGATTTGTTCTTGGCTAATCGTGTCAATCATTTGTGCTTTTGTTTAGTTTTATCGCTTCCAGGTTATGCGTGTGTCCTTTATCGTCTGGTTTTTCACGCTCAAACAGTCTAAGTGTTACCCAGCCGTCCTGGCCTTCAAGATCCTTTATATATTGCTGAAAATCAGTTACATATATATGAATGTAGACTGATCCCTCTTTGCCTTTCTTTATGTAGAACCCTTTTCGGCGCATTATAACCAACAAATTACCAATCTTTTACGCTATATTCTAGCCATGAAAACACATGGTGTTGATAACTTTGTGCATAAAAAAAACATTCAATATATTTTGTTTAGTTAAAAATGTTAGTATATTTGTGTAAACAAACCAACCAACAATGAAAAAATTTTATGCAACAACAGAACAAGCCGAAGAAATAAAAGGCGAAACAAAATCATGCCAATGTGATTGTGGCCAATCTTACGCAATTGTATTGGATGATCAAAATGAAATTATTATTTGCAATTCTTGTTATGAAAATTCTTCTAAGATTGAACATTATTTATAATCAATAAATAAATCAACATGAAAAATTTAACCGCCTCAAACATTTTACCGCTTGCAATTGCGGCCGCTTTTTATTTAATCATTTTTATTACTAACTATTTAAATTTCTAAACAATGACAAACACAACTTACAACGGATGGACAAATTACGCAACATGGCGCATTGCTCTTGAGTTCTTTGATTGCTACAACCCTTTTGAATACGAAACAGATATTTATGACTTATCAAAATTGTTACAAAATTATGTTGAAGAGCATTTGTCAATGGAGTGTAACAATGATACTACTTTGAGTTATGCTCTTTCATTTGTTCAAGATGTCAACTGGTACGAAATAGCAGAAAACATAATACAAGAGGAGGTAGAAGATGAGAATTAATAAGCAACTTTTACACCTCATAATTGCGCTCATTTGCGCTGGGATTATCATTGGGCAAATTCAAGATAATTTTTCACGTTAAAAATATATAAAATGAAATACACATCATTAAAATTACCTCAAGACGAACGCGAAATAAGTATAAGATTAGAAATGGCTGATCTGAAGATTTTACATAATGCTTGCGTTGATATTTTAAGAGAATTACCCGAAATGATAGGGTACCATAGAATACAAGTTAAATTGAATGAAATAATAAAATCAAACGAAAATGTTACTAAATCTTGACACAATTACAACCGATGCTTATTTTAAGTTATATGACTTAGATAGCAAACTTGTTGGCACTTACAATTATTTGGGCATTGCTTATTATTGGCACTATGATTTCAGACATTATTTAAGAGATGCAACGCCAGACAAACGGAAAAAAGTACATAACACGTTTTTAGTTTACAATTTAAAGGTTGATGAAGTCAGCCAATTGCATTGGGAATTATTAGAACAAACATTAAAAGCCAAATAAAAATTAACTAAAATGAAAACAGTTTTTAACTCAAACTTGCAACTTGCTAAAATGTGGGCCACACAAACTCAATACGCAGGCAAAGGCCCATCAATGTTTTTTAAAGATCAAACCTTATATAGCTACGGCGAACATTATGAATTGGCAAAGTTTGTTGAGGCCCCTAATGGCCAACAAGTAATTTTTGTAAATGATAACTTTTATTCAATGACTACTAGAAAACATTTAATAATTGTTCATAATGTAATACCTGAAGGATTTTACTTTTTTTGTATTCCGTTTGAAATTAGTTTTACTGTTCCTGGCATGATGCGATATGATTATTTTAACAACGATATTACATCAATTGTGAGAAGATTAAAAGATAAAGTGGCATCAACATTAAAAACACAGAGTAAGGCCAAAAAAAATACACATCATTTTGATTACGCTTTAAGTGAAATTGACCAAATAAACCTTATTTGTGATCTGTTTAAATTGCCATTAATTGAAAAAGAAGCTATTTTGTATTATAATGAAGCAAAAGAAAGGGTTAACAAAATCAACAATAAACCACAAATTGACCAAAACGCAATGCAAATCAATTCGCTTTACGAATATTTTGGAGGTTAACTGATGAGGGGTAATGCCCCGAAACGATTTAGAGGCTATTTTAGCCTCTTTTTCGTATTAACCAATACAAACTATCATGGGACAGATAGAAAGCCTCTACAATTGGCTAGAAATTAACTACACGGCATTGGCTAGATCGTACGCTGACTGGGATAACCCAAATAACCTCCCTTTCGTGTTGTATTGCGTGGCAATGTACGCAAAGCACCAAACGCTTACAAGATAACCCTACAACGGTATGTGTTTTGTAGTATTTCGGCCAATTCTGACAAATTAACATCATACGGAACAAAAACGCTTATTTTTTTGTCCGCTTGATAACGTTGTGCTATATAGTGTTGAATTGCTGGGATCGCATTAATTACGCTATCGTCTTTAATGCTAACCAGATCATTTACTAACTGTATGCCATGTATAACGCTAGTATGATCAACCCCAGTAATTGCGCCAATGTCGCGAAGTTTAGCGCCGTAATAGTATTTACTTAAATAATAGAATAAATGCCTACAAATAACAAGCTCACGGTAACGGCCTTTTGCCTTTACCCTTTCAATATCTTGCTGCATAACAAAACAAACCGCTTCCAGTACATTAATTAACTCCATAAATGATTGATTTTCAATGTTTAAAATATCGTTTCAAATACAACTATTTCATTTTCAACTACCCAAAATGTCATTTTTGCCACATTTTAAGCCAAAAAACCCGACAAAAACCCCAAAAACCCCGACAAAAACTCCCAACCGCCAAAAACCTTCCGAGACCGTTTCGGTTTCGGTTAGACCAAAAACTCCCAACCGCCAAAAACCTTTCGATGCACCGCCTCGGTGTATCATTTGACAAAAACCTTTTCGGAACCGTTTCGGTTTCGATCTGCCAAAAACCCCCAAGCCCACCAAAAACTCCAAAATACCATTTTCCCAATTCACCTCTTTTCTCTATATACCCCACCCTATTAAAAAATATAAAAATAAATACCCCCTGGCTAAAATATTAAAAAAATGGACTACATGGACTACAAGACTGATTATCAACGACATCTGCGCTACATTTGCCCTACATTTGCGCTACATTTTGCCAAAATGGACTACATTAACTAGACAAAAACTTCACGACACTAAAAGAAATCATCAGACAATTCTTTCTTAAAGTTAATAACATAACATTTTTTGTTGTTTTGACCCCGATCTCGCACAACTTTGTAGTCCATTTTTAATATCCCACAGGTCTCTTCAATCGCCTTATTGAATCTTTTCAAAGAGTAATCTTTTTTATCATAACCCGTAAAAGTTAGATAATCATTATACAACCTTTCTAGTGTAATGGTCAACCCACTCTCGCCTTCTAGCGTCATAAAATAATCTAGGAACTCTTCCCCAAATTGAACCCTAATTTGTTTACGGCTTAAACTCTCACTCATTGGCATCTCACTAACCCCATTTTCCAAATAATCTGATACGCAATGAAACATCAAATTAAAGTACCTATTCCATTCATCCTTGTCCCAATCATTAAATAGCTTATGACCGAACTCATCCTCTGGTGTATGCTTCGGGCTAAAGTATGGCGCAAACTCAAATATCTTTTGCCTCCTCTTAGCATGATTCCCACTATTCGGTATGGTATAGTTAGTTGTAAAGATGACTTTGGGACTATCCTTATAAGGTATTCTAAGCTCATCCTTGTTCTTTTTCTCGACCGTTATACCTTCCGTTATGATCGAGTAAAAACCCTCAAAATCCACGTTCTTACGGGTGTCCTCAATGGCTATAAGCCTGGTATCAAGATCAACCCTTTGAAATGCAAAGTTCTTATCTATTTTAAAATTCTTGCCATCTACTACCACCAAATTATTGATATACCCCAAAGCCTTTACAAAAATCCCTTTACCAGTACCACCTCCTTTCGACTCATTCTCGGTCTCTTCGGCTAGGATCACCGCAAAAGGCCTAGCGGGGTCTTTATATTTATGCAAAAGATACCCTATCAATGATAGGCAATAAAGCAATTTCGCATTATCTCCTCCACTTATCTTATCCAAAAACTTAAAGTACTCGCAATTATCTATCTTAAAATCATCCTCAATGTAAATCTTATGATCCAATACTTGCGACTTCCAAATCACTTTCCCAATTTCTCCATAAGTCATTAATTTAATTCCATCTTTGGCAACTTTTACAACCCCGTTCACAAATGGGAAATAGCAAACATCTTTAGTATCTTCCAAAAACTCAATATTAGCCCGATCAAAAAACTCAAAGAAGTTATCGCTAAAATATGTATTCGCCCCCTTATAAATGGTCTCCATAAGTGTTTGTGGATCAAGCCCCATATCAAACGAGCTAGGCAATCTATTGATAAACCCCTTAATAAATTTCTTTATTTGCTCCGTTGAACTCTCTTCGACCATACCATCTTGTATGCGAATCAGTCTATATATTACGCTATTTGCATCGTAAAAGTATAAAGAGAACCCACCTTTCTCATGTAGGAATCTTTCTAATTTATCTAATTGTATAATTGGTGTTACAACGCCGTTCTTTTCTCTAGTTTCCCAAAACTCTTTGATCTCTGGTCCAAACTCCCCATCAAGTTTCTCTACAATATCGGTAGCCTCTTCTACGCTTTTGTCATGCTTACGAACAAGATATGTAATGATCTCATCCTTTGCCACTCCGCTTTTCTTTTTCTCAAATACTTCCTTTTCTAACTTACCCCCAAAGTTTTGCTTTCGTTCTCCATAGCCTTCTTCGAGTAATTGTCTGGCTGCCATCTTGAAGTCCGAGTTGCATTTGAGGATGGCATACACTGCTGCTGGTTTATAACCCCTACCAACTTGAAAAGGCGTATTTGTTGAGAATACGGAAAAGAGTCCCATCTCGGTATTATACGACCCACTATGTTCACTTGTCGACCCTGGTCTTCGGTAGTAAATTCTATGGCCTCCATTTTTAACCTTTTCCCAACCGCACTCTTCCATGAGCGAAGTGAAGTCGCATCGGTTATTATAGTCATCAAATGGTGAAAGTCCATAGTCTTTAGGAGATGGCTTGTGATGAGCTTCAATGATATGTTCTTCGACAACTTCATTGAAGGATCGCATAAGCGTGAGTAACTCTTGCCGCTCCTCGATTGTAATAATATTGATGCCTTCTTGGAGTATTTCGTAACCCTGGCTCGGAGGTGCAGCCACATAGCCGTTTTCACCTCTCGTTTCGATAATACAATACTGCTTAATGTGTGGATTGCTTTTACTCTCTTCTTGCGTTGGTAGTCTATTAGCCAACTTTTGATTTCCTTCGATCTCTTCACATAGGTAGTAAAAATGGTAGCCCCCACTTCTTGTTTTGACAACATGGAGCTTTTCATATAACTCTTTGCGTATTCTTTTATGTATCTGTTCGTATAAGTCAAATGTTTGGTATTTCGTATCAATGTCAATAACTTCCAAACCTCCTGATACTGCTCCACAAATAATTGCCACTCCTTTGGCTCTAGGGTCGGCCATTTGTACATCAAGCTCCGCTTGTGTGATCTTTTGCGTTTGGTAAACTTTCCAAGGAAAGATGGCTGCTTTGTTTTCATTGATAGCAATTACGTTTAGTCCTAGTTCGAGATAGTTCATAGTAAAGTTTAAATCCACTTATAACAATAAATATCTATATCTTCTAATGATCGCACTACTCTTGCAAACACTCCAAGATTATTTATATCGGCTATTCTTTTTTCTTGTAGTGGTGCA